GCATCCGACGATGGCGGTTTTGGCCGCGAAGTTCTTGTCGACGACCATCGTGAGGCCGAGCGGGTTACCGTTCCACGTTGCCGCGTTTTGGATGCCTGCGGCGTTGAACGGTCCGACCGTCGGGAACAGCGGACGGTTTTGTCCGTCGACGAGTGAGCCAATTTTGGCCCACATTTCGGGGTCAACGAACATGTGCGTCGGGAGGACGTTGGTGTTGGCTGCGATGAGCTGCGCGGCTGCGTAGATTTCCGCGAGAATCGTTGCCGCGGTGCCGGCCCACGTGCCTTGATCGGTGGAGTTGCTGCGCAGCTCGTCGGCCGCGTAGTTATCGGTGGCGTCGGCGTACTGGCCAGCCAAGTCCTGAAGAATGATGTTCACGCTGTTGGGGTCCGTCCAGTCGACATCCTGTTCCGAAACGAGCACGGTGCCGCCGAACGTAAGGCGGGTGACGTTGTTGCTCGAGATGACCATGGTGGTCGAGCTGAGGCCGGTGAGTTCCGTCGTCTGCTGTGCGACGCTGGTGTGAGTCGTAATTTCGGGACGGTTGAACACCTTGCCGGAGCCGAGAGGCATGGCACGTGCACCGATGGCGGTGACTACCGGGCGCAGGTAGTTGATGTTGTCGTACACCGGGCCGACGACTGGCACGGGGAGCAAGCCGGGTGTGTCGGTGGTGGCGATGTCACCGGCTGCCGCGGCGACCGGGTTGTGGTACGCCTGATGGTCGGCGATGAGCTTGTTGATGTTTGCGAATGAGCTGCCGCCTTGCACGTAGGCGCTAATCCATTCGGCGGCTGACGGGAGGCGCGAAGGAACCTTGCGGGCTTCGGCCCAGATCGGCGCGGTGGGAGCCGGTGCGGGCTGCTCTGCCGGCGTGTTCGTGGTTGCTTCCATGGTGGTCGACTCCTTTGTGTCGTTGGTGTGGATGCTAGTCGCTGCGATCTGTGTAATGCGAGCATCGGCGAAAGCGGGTTCGCCGACGATGGAGAGCTCACGCCATTTGGCGGCTTTGACGACGAGGGTGCCGGTCTTGTCGAAGGTGGCTTTGATCGGGTCGATGCCGATGCTGACTGCATCGAGCGCTCCGTCTTTGATGAGCTCGATCACGTCGTCGCCGTCGCGGGTTTTGGAGATTCGGGCGGTGAAATACATGCCGTCCTCTTCGTCTTTGCGGGCGGTGACGAGGCCGACGACTTCGCTGCCGTCGTGGTATTTGAGCAGCTTGGGTGCTGGGCCGTCAATGGGGAGGGCGCCGCGCATGATCTTGACGCGGGTGCCGTCGGAGACGGTGGCTTCGACGTCGTAAGGGACTGCGAGGCCGCTGATCTCGCGGCGGGCTTTGCCTTCCTCGGCCTCAAGCAGCTTGATTCCGGGGGCGGCCATTCGCAGGGTGCTGATCGGGGCGCTCATTTCACGTTCCTCAAGCATGCCGCCCGGTTCCATGCCTTCGTCAAGGCTGACCGCGACCATTTGGTCAATGGCGTCTTGCTGGGTGAGGTGGCACCCGATGAGTTCGCCGTCTTCTTTGACGACGCCGTACCCGGCGCAACCTTCGGCGTCTTCGGTGACGTAGTAGGGCATGTCATTCCTCCGATGGTGTGAGTGAGCTGCCTGAGCCAGCCGGTGCAGCAGTGTCCGGCTGGCCCGCCAGCCCGTTTTCTTCGAGGTACGACGTGACGTCGAGCTCGATGTAACGGCCTCGTGGTGTCACGCTGTTCATGGACAGCGTTTGTTCGATGCAGTCGATGTATGGTTTGGCGCCGAATAGGTAGAGGTCTTGGCGGGCTTGCATCGCGTTTTGGTATGTCATGCCGGAGCCGACGGGTGCGTTGACGAGGTAGGCGGGGATGTTGGCGACTCGTGACAGCTCAACGGCTTGGTATTGACGCGCTGAGACGAGTTCCATTTTTGATGGGTCGATGTTTGATTCTTTCCATTCGACGAATTCGTTGAGTGCGGCGATGGCGCTTGATTCGCGGGCGTCGGCCCATGCCGCGGCGAGATCGGCGAGGTCTTGGGCGCTCATGGGTTCGCCGCCTGTTTGTTTGAGGTAGCCGGCGGGGACTTGCATGGTGGCGAAGCGTTCCGCGGCGGCGTCGAGGCGGATGCTGGTGTTGATTGCTCGGCTGCCGGTGGCGAGTAGTCCAGGAATGGGGCTGAGGAATTGGACGACGTCTTTGGTTTCGAGTTGGATGCCTTGGAAGTAGATCTGGTTGGATGGTCCCCACCATTGGGGTCCGGCTTGGTCCCATGTGGTGATGTCGGCTGCTGGTATCCATGTGAAGGCGTTGGGGAATCCGTCGGCTTTGCGTGATGTGACGACCCAGAATGCGCGACCGTAGAACATGAGATCGTCGGCGGTGTTGCTCATGATGAAGTTGCGTGTGACGTTGGGGTCGGGTTGGCCGAACCATACGTCGGGTGGAATGTCGATGCGTTCGTAGGTTTCGCCGTTCCATTGGCGTCCGTATTGGCGAAATTCGAGGCATGAGATCATGCCGCAGATGAGGTCGCGGGCGCGGCTGATGGTGGGGACTCGAAGCGCGGCGAGCCGGTCGGCGCCGGTGGTGTAGTTGATGAATTGGCCGACGAGCGGGTTACCGGCTGCACCTACCGCGGCACCGATGGCGGATTCTTTGACGACCATTTGGTGCACTGGCTTTGGTGTGAATAATCCCATGAGGTGATGTTAGGCGACGTGCCGCTGTTTTGTTGTGACAAGCATTGGGCGGACGGTGCTGACGGGTCGGTTGGCGATGCCGGCGGCCCAGACAAGGCAGCGGGCGAGCTCGATGGGTCCGGGTGATTTGTTGGATGAGAGTGCGATGGTGCCGGGTGTTTTGACCGCGACAGCGCGGCCGACGTGCTCGGCCAGCATGGTTTCGCCGGTGTGGTGGAGGCGGCTTTCGACGATCATTTGTTTCACTGCCGCGGTGTAGCGGGTGATTTCTTGGTAGCCGACGATGATGCGGCGCCGCGCTAGTTCGGGTGGGCAGTTGTTGTCAAGGGTGGGGCTGATGGCAAGTTGTAGGCCGGGGTTGAGCTCGAGCTGTTCGCGGACCTTGGCCCAGAAATTGTGCACGGTGTCGGCCATGAGGGCGACGGTGGCGGTGAGCTGTTGGTCGCCGTTGAGGTTGACGCGAATGCCGACATAGCGGCCGTCGTCGACGGATACTTCGCAGGCGAGGACGCCGCCGGGCAGCGGTGGGTTGTTGGTGTGGTTGCGTTCCCATTGGCCCGGGTTGAGCCAGCCAGCGTCGGTTTGGACCCACAAGTTGACGGAGCTGCGGAGGAAGCCGCCGCGGTTGGGTGCGGTGGATTCGCGCTCAAGGGTTTTGATCTGGAGGGTGTGGCCGAGGGCTGGGTTGGCGTACGCCCATGCTTCGGGGGTCATGGGGTCTAGATCGGGTGGCGGGGAGTATTCGGCAAGGTAGATCGGGGAAGGTTCGCCAGTGTCGATGGAGCGGAGCGCGGCTTCGCGGTGCCGCAGCATGCACGTCGAGTCTTCGGTCCCAGCGGTGGACCACATCGAGCACAGCGGGTTTGGGTTGGCGCGTTGGGTGGGAAGGAAGCCGATGTCGAGGGTTTCGGAGCTGATGCCCCACACTTCGTCGACGATGAGGAAGTCGATGCCGGCGAGGCCGTGGGGTGCGGATGGGTTGGCGGCTTTGACAATCCACGTGGCACCAGGCAGGGTGATTTCGTTGCGGCCGAAGCTGTATTTGGCTTTCCCGCCGAATTTGTCGGCCAGTATTGGGGTGAGCTCTTGGAACATGCTGACCGCGAGGTTGAGGTTGTGCGCAGTCGAGACAACCTTGACCGGGCCGCCTTTGATCTTCGGGTACTCGGTACAGGCCCAGCCAATGAGCGCCTTAATCGCGACGCTCTTGCCGTTTTGTCTCGCGGTAGACACGAGCGCAAGGTTTGAGCACCACAGGCCATCGGCATCGAATGCCAGCTGTTGCTCGAGCACGTGCTGCTGCCATGGCATGAGCTCGATACCGAGATGATCGGAAGCCCATTCACAAACATCGGGTCCATAGCTGCCGACCATTCCGTGCACATCGGTTTCAAGCCGCGGCAATTCCGGGGCTCTCGCCTGACGTTCGTTGCTGTTCTTTTGGGATAGACGACGAGA